CTTCATCATAAAAAAAGACAAAGTGTAAGAAAATATAAAAAAAGAGCAAAAACTCATCATAAAACAAAGACATTAAGAAGAAAACATAGACCTGTGAATTTAGTCAAAACCACGTTGAAAAATTATAATGTGTGGTTTGGAGGACAAGATAATGGTCTAGATGAAAAAGATGGTCAATATGGACAAGATTATGGTAGTGCCGGCGTGCTTGGAGCTACAGAAAAATTTGCTGCCATACAGCAGCAAAACTAAATATAAGGGATATATCTTATCGTATCATTATCATATATGGTAGTTTTAAAAGCCTGCCCATATCCTTCTACATAGACACTATCCCCATTATATATTTTAGGACATCCATATTCATTTGTTGCGCTTTTTCCATTACGAACAACAGGCAATTTTATGCTATTATTCTGGTCACTCATCGTATAATATTGCCAATAATCTCTCGAAACATTCACGGGACGACCCATTAATGGCAATATTTTGTTATTAGAACCATTTACAGGTGTTAAAATACCCACTTGTCTATAAGTCGTTTCTACTGCGCCAATATTCGTGGATACGTTGATAGGCATTCGGCCAGCAGCTACTAGATAGCGTTCATCCCTCAAGGGGGGCATATACGGATTCATTAATACATCGCCGGGTAAATTGGTGTATCCGTAATTGGGTCGTGTAAAAAAGCCAAGACCGGAGCCGGTGCCGCCGAAAAATCCTAGGCCATCAACGTCACTTGGATTACTTATTCTCTCTTCTTTCTCTTTTTTAATTATAATATTGTTGGTATTATTCGTATTAGGGGAATGTGAACGGACTATATTCAGGTATATCAAATAGAATATAATTATTAAAACAATGGCTATAATTAATATAGTAACATTTTCAATACATATTACTCCAGGAGGACATCTTTTCGTCATATATATTATCAGATAAAATATATATTACGATATCGATTATTTGACAGGAGGTCCTCCAGGCATAGTGAATTGCTTAGCCATTTGTGCTAAATCACCCATATTTTTCATATCAAACCCTGATAACATTGACTTGGCTTGATCTAATAAAGGACTCATGTTTTTCATAGCTTCTGCGAGTTGTAATTGTTGGTTCATTAGTTTTTGAGTATCATCTGTTAAACGTTTAATCCCATCTCCGCCAATAATTTTATTTAAATCGGTATACGCGTCTTCAATAGTAGACGCATAATCGACTCTATGTTGTTTCTTTTGATACATGGTCGTCATTCCGTCTTGTTCTGAGGCAGCAACGCCTTCATCAACATCTACTGGAGTAGTTGCCTGTGGAGTAATTGGTAAAGTGTTTGAGCCTTGAACTAGAGGAGTCGTGTCACCTTGCTTCTTTTGATTAGCTGTAGGCGCAGGGGCAGGTGCTGGGCTTGCCGCTGCTGTTGCTGTTGCCGCAGGAACAGCATCTGCGTTTTGTGATTCAACAGCATTAATATCTGTCTGAGTATTCGAATCAAACCCCTCCTTTACTTTTGCTCCTACCATCAATACGCTGGTAAAAATTAATGGAACAGATAATATAACAATCATATTTTTGCTAAAACACGATACTAAATATGCTACTAAAACAAAAAAGACGATTGATGTTACATTGCCCATAACCATATATCCAAGAATATTGGATACTGCTAAAAATAGAACAAAGTATAAGACATATTTGTTCTCTAACATCTTTGCTATTGATTTTGGCACTTTCATTTTATATATATAATATACAAAATTATAAAAATATAAAAAATTGATTAAAAAATAATACATTGATTTTATTGAAAGAACGAGAACGATGGTTCAACCACTACAGCAGCAGCAACAACAAAATATCATTAATTATGGTAATAACCCTAATAAAAAATTCAACATAGTTATATGCGAATTACATAATAAATATATACATGGTTTTACAGAAAGCAGTGATCCTAATATTCGCGGCCATTATCTAGTGGTTTGTACAAGCACGAATCATAGTATTTTACGAGACAACGACTCGTTGGACAATAACGATCATGATAACGATGATAACGATGAAGGACATATTGAGGATACCATTACGTTTTATAGAAATGAATATATTAGGCTATTGTTTGACGAATATCCGAATAATATGTTCGGACCGAATAAAGAACACGATATTATTAGAAATTATGATAATATAGTCAGAAATGTACATTATCATATTAAACCGGAGATTGCTCTAAAGGTATATTTATCTGGCGGTGAATGCGTCGCCATTTTAAAAACATTTTGGATTCGTATTATTCAAAGAGCTTGGAAACGTGTTTATTTACAAAGAATGGCGATTAATAGTAGACGAATGAATATAGAATCATTACAGCATCGTATGCTTACTGGACGATGGCCGGATAATTGTTTGCGTATGCCTGGTCTACATGGATTACTTACTATTGTATAGATATAGATTAGCAACTTATTATGTATGTGTAAATTTAACCTACAAGCTACTGGAAATGACATTATTTTTATTCGATACCAGGTATGGTCTCGAATAAAACGAGTAACCCTCTTGCTGATTTTCTTGGGTTAAGGGGATTGTGTAGATGTAGTAGTGCTCGTTTTACCTTTTGATTTCTTATTCTTCTTTTTCTTCTTATTTGAAGATGTTGGTGTTGAATATTGTGCAATATATCCTCCTTTCAATCCACGACTTCTAGTTCTAGTTCTAGTTCTGCCTCTAGTTCTAGTTCTACCTCTACTTCTAGTAAGACTTCTTTTCATATATATACTGCGAATACTATTTTTTTTATTTTGTTCATTTTGTTCATTTTGTTTATTTTGCTCATTTTGCTCATTTTGTTCATTTTGTTCATTTTGTTCATTTTGCTCATTTTCTTATTGTTTCGTCCATTTCCTTTTGAATTTTTTTAATCTCGGCAATAATTTCGCGTTGTTCTAATTTCAATTGTTTAATTTCTTTTTCTGTTATTTTATTGCTTTTAATTAAATCGTCGGTATATTGTTTTAAAATTCCCATCACTCTTAATTCTTCTTTTTTTTGATTCGCAATAATATCGTGATATTTCTTATAGTCCTTTTTAACGTTTTCTAAAAGTTTATTTTCTTTAATCGTTCTTTCTAAAACATCATGTTTGCTAAGAAGCATATTTTTTTTAGCTTTAATTTGCGATTCAATTTGAATTAAATATTTATCTCGTTCTGCTAAAGTGAAATTATTTACCATGTTCTTATTATTAGGTGACAAATAAATTTACATTTTTTACCCTTTTTATGTATGCGGAGTTTCACAACTAGTTTCGCCAATATAATGAATAGTGGCAGTTTGATTAGACGGATATTGATACATTCCTATTTGTATATTACAACTAGCATAACACGTATTCAAACTATTAGCCTCTTGTGTCATTGTAAAAGTTAGATTTGAACTTCCATCAAATAAAAAATTAAGTTGTTGATCGAAATCATATGTATTCCAATAAGGCATATATTTGAAAATTGGGTCTGTTATATCGAGTGGACCTATGATTTGCTGAGCGTAGCTAGGCGGTCCCAAATTTATAGGAGGCGAACTATAATAATTTGAACTAGTATCAAAATTACCATTAGGACATGTGCTGTTAGAACTGGTTTGTATTCCTGAATTATTGAAAAAGTTATAAACTCCATTATAGGATGGATCATGACTGGGCACAATATTAGAAGTGGGTATTCTCCCTGCTTGTAATGCGGCACATGCTAAATTCAAAGATAATTGTTGAATATTCCCATGTTCCCAACAAATCAATACATTAAGTCCGTTGAATGGATTCCCACTACTCGCATCAAAAATGTGCTGTGCGGTTACGCCACTTGGATCATATGACCCAGAAAATATAAACATTGGAATATTCAATAGAAAAGATGCGGCCATTATAGTTTGTTGTGGTCGCATAGATGGATATGTATTGTATGGACTCGGATTACACGTAATTATATAACTGATTGGATTACCGCTTTGTGCTAAATAGTTTAAATAATCTGCCATATTACATGCCCTATATGCTCCATTCAAATCTAAATGGTAAATTTCAGAACCTTTTTCCCCATGCCTAATTATATAAATATTTTTGGGACCATAATAGTCAGAATACGCAGTATGACCCGCGTCATATGTGTTCAATATATTAGGTGTTGTATTATATGGACTGATATCTTGATATAAATAGTAAATGCTATACAACACTTCTGCGGGGGAATCACAATATCGTGATTTGCCAGTAAAAAGACTAGTTGGGTATCCGTTTGTTGTACAAGGTCGAGTTGTTATATTACTAGTGTATGGATTAAACGGCGTTGTTGTTTTTTTTACTATTGGAAAAAAATAATTCGACATATATTTAATAAATATTATTTATCAAAACAAAGGACGTATACCTAATTGAAAAAGGAAAATAAATTTCCGAAAGGAATTCTTTTAACTCTATCTTCTCCAATAATTATAAATTCACCATCATCAGTTAATCCTAATCCTGTTATAATTATTTTTTTTTTTAAATAAGAATACGTTGCCCAATCAATTAAATGTATCTTATAATAAATTATTTTTAAAATTAAAAGAAAAAATATACTATAAAAGGGTAAATTATTTGATGATAATTGATCTTGTAAAATATTTTGTTTATATTTTTCATTAAATATTGATATATCCACATAGAAATTATTAGGTTGGTCATGATATAGTAATTTATAACCTTGAACTACCTGTCCATTTATATCCAATTTCCATATAAAATGTTTTACCTCATTTTTGTCATAATTCAAGAAGTTACAAATTTGATTTATGGTTGAAAATTCATTTATAGTAAAAATATCAATATCAATATCAGATTCATCAAAAAAATCATATCGCTGAACACTGCCATAATAATATATTTTTGTATTTAAATACTCTTTGAGTTTTGTAAAAAAATGTATTTTACAATCCGGTAGTTTATTTTTAGTATATTCCATTTTATCTTATATATACTAAATATATACTATACTAAATATATGTTAAAAAATAAAAATAAAATGAGTTACATATTTACTATAATATTATTGTTGTGTATATTCGTTGGTATATTTTTCGAATTTAGTTTTGAGCCAATAATTCTTAACTATTTGTCCAACGATAAACGCAAAGATAAAAACAAATTAAGACTAGTTCAATATAACACCGATTTCTTATTTTCCGATTCTAAAATTATAGAATGTCCAGGAAAAGATTGTGATTGGAAAAATAAAGAGCAAGAAGATAAACATTTTAAAAAAATTTCAAATATAATAGATATTTTAAATCCAGATATAATTAATTTATGTGAAATAAATACTATTAAAATTTTAAATAAATTAAAACAAGATTTGAATCATGACAGATATAAATGTTATTTATCTAAATCTGAGCCTAATTATATCGATCAAAATTTAGGAATTATTACGAATATAGAACCATTAAGTTTTTATAGAACAAACGATAAGATTCATTATCCCATATCATTCTCTGATTGCGATTGTATTGAAGCTGGTATCACTAATTTACCAAAACACTACATATCTACTTTTTATATAAACAATATGAATATATTAATGATTGGATTACATTTATTAGCATATCCTAATTATCCAGAAAGGTGTGCTATGAGAGAAGCAGGGGCGATAATAATACAAAAAATTATATTAGATTATTATCATAATCATGAAATAATAATTATAGGGGATTTAAATGACTATGATAATGACGTTCTAGATCACACAAATAATAAATCTAAATCGAAAGTTTTAGATATCATAAAAGGAAATAGGGGTTATAATCCTATTGATTATAAATTATACAATGTTTCAGAATACATCATAAAAAAAAATAGAAAGACTAATATCAGGGATAATTCATCCATGTCAATGTTAGACCATATTCTTGTAACTGAAAAATTGACGAAATATATAAAGGATGTTTATGTTTTTACGCATTATAATGGAAAAATAGGCGAGAATTTTAATTCAGACCATTATCCGTTAGTAGTGGATTTTGATTTTACATCAGCAGACGATAAGCCAGAAATATAATGTGTAAAGATATAAAAACTTTATTATATATTATATATTATATATTTAGGATGTCAAAGACCGCAATAGACCCAATATTAACTCCAAACGATAACCGCTACGTAATGTTCCCAATTCAGGATCAAGAAATATGGTCTATGTATCAGAAACAGATTGATTGTTTTTGGCGACCCGAAGAAATCGATTTAACAAAAGATTTGAATCATTGGCAAACGTTAACTCAAGAAGAACAATATTTTATTTCGATGATATTGGCGTTTTTCGCAGCGAGCGATGGATTAGTATTGGAGAACTTAGCTGCGCGCTTTATGGGCGATGTTCAGCTACCAGAAGCCAGAGCATTTTACGGCTTCCAAATTGCGATGGAAAATATACATTCTCACACATATAGTCTTCTTATTGAAACCTATATTAAAAACGAAGAAGATAAACACAAGTTTTTCCACGCCATTGAGAATTTCCCTTGTATTAAAAAGAAATCGGATTGGGCGCAAAAATGGATAGGAGATAAACGCAGTAGTTTTGCCACTCGTCTAGTGGCGTTTGCGTGTATTGAAGGAATATTTTTCAGCGGTGCCTTTTGTAGTATTTATTGGTTGAAAAAACGGGGTCTTATGCCTGGTCTTACTTTTTCAAACGAACTCATCTCACGAGACGAAGCGTTACATTGTGAATTCGCTATTTTGTTATACAATAAATTGTTGAAAAAGGTTGGGCGCGCTAAAATCTATGAAATAATTAAAGAGGCGGTGGAAATTGAAACGGAATTCATCTGTACTGCGTTGCCATGCCGATTGATTGGAATGAATTCTTCAATGATGACACAATATATTCAATTTGTAGCTGACCGATTATCGGTTCAATTAGGATATGAAAAGATTTATAATGTTATTAATCCGTGCGAATTTATGGAATTGATTAGTTTAGAATCGAAAACGAATTTTTTCGAAAAAAGAAATGATAGCTACGCTTTGGCAGATAAAACAAAGGATGAAAATACCTTTGAATTTAATGAAGATTTTTAGTGAGAGGTTTGAACATTTTGAAAAAAAGAAATTAAAGAAATTAAAGAATTATGTAATATAATAAATGATTACATGTCATATTATGGGTGGTCTTGGAAATCAATTATTTCAAATTTTCGCAACAATTGCGTATGCTATAGATAATCAAGCACCTTTTGGTTTTAAATGTGTCGAACAACCTGGAGATAGACCCCGATTTTGGAATACTTTTTTGTCAGGTCTTAAAAGATTCAATATTTATGAAATTATCAATGTAAAACAGCTTAAAGAAACTGGTTTTAGACATGAAATATTTCCTAGCTTAGAAAATGATATATCACAGAATATAATGTTATATGGTTATTTTCAAAGTTATAAATATTTTGAAAAAAGGTATACATCTATTTGTAAACTTATACGATTAGATTTACAAAAAGAACAAATAATAGACAATTTTAGGTTTAATTTCAGTTTTCAACAAGTCGCATATGGATATGATGATATGGTAAGTATGCATTTTAGATTAGGCGATTATAAAGAAATCCAGGAAAAATATCCAATTATGCCCGTCGAATATTATAAAAGATGTATTTCTCATATAATTGAGACTACTGGAAATTCCGCATTGAATATATTATATTTTTGCGAGATAGAAGATAACGAGGACGTGTTAGGTAAAATAAAACAATTAAGAGACAGGTTTCCATTGTGTAAATTTATAAAAGTAGATGATTCGGTCGATGATTGGAAACAAATGTTGATGATGAGTTGTTGTAGACATAATATTATTGCGAATAGTTCATTCAGTTGGTGGTCTGCTTATTTTAATTCGCATACTGATAAAATAGTGTGTTATCCTAGTCAATGGTTCGGTTATTTTTACGCTCATAATGATACTACAGATTTATGTCCTGATTCGTGGAAAAAAATCGATGTATCTACATGCTAATATCCGTGTCATTGTCATCGCTATTTATCATATTTTCTATAAATTTACTTCGTCTTTCTTTCCATTCAGGAGTGGATGATTTGCCTTGAAATGTTACTTGACCTGGATGTATTCTATAATACAATAATACCTCGGGAATATTATATACTTGACCAAATTTTTTCAATATTTTTACTTCCAATTCGAAATCCTCGGCTACATTTTTTGTCGATTTATTATAATTCCCTACTGCTAATACTGCCGATTTTTTATAGCAAATAGACGGATGATTCATGAACCAATGGGGTTTACTCTTCTTGTAATCGGTCCACGTTAATTGGGTTGGATGATTGGTCTGTTGACCCCCCACCTTTTCATTCGGCTTTTCTTTTTCATTTGTAACTTGGAAAAATTGAATATTTGAACCACACATGACACACTCTGGATTACTTTTCATGAATTGAAGTTGAGTGGCAATTCTATTCGGAACCATAATATCGTCCGAATCCATTTTAATTATGAGTTCATTATTACATATTAATATTCCCGCGTTCAAACTAGCACCAATCCCTACGTTTTTACCCATAGTCTTATAAAAAACTTTACAAAATCTGGTAGTTAATTTAAAATCTTTTAATATTTTTTTTAAAAAAGCGGTATTTTCTTCGGTAGAACCATCATTTACCCAGACCAATTCAATACCAAAATGCCCCTGTTGATGCTTAATAGATTCTAGACATTCTTTCATATGAAGAGGGTTTGTATTGTAACTACTGACAAGAACAGAAACACAATTGTCGGGTTCGGGTTCTTGAAAAATGGGAGGCAGTTCTATAGTATTCATGATATCGTAATTTAGTTTTGTGGATCCCCATTCTTGATACGCATATACTTTATTATGTCCATTATATGTTAACCCTGTATGATGAACCGGTAAGAAAAAATAGCTAGGAAAAATAGTCACGTCTTTATATAATCCGGTTTGTAATAATCGAGTTAATAATCCGGGACCGACTGATTTCCAAGCACGATTTCCGGTTCGTTCAACTGAAACGTCATTTCGTAATATCCAATCAATTGCTGCGCGACATAATGGGTGTTTTGGTGGAAATCCCATTGTTCCTGTAGCTACCAACCCCTTTCTAACTTGTTCGTTTTCATAACCTGCGAATGCTTTCTGATACATGATCAAATTATCGAATGGTTTAATACAAATGGAATCCGCGTCCATGAAAAATCCTCCATAATGATATAATATTTCCCAGCGAATAATATCTGCTTTTCCATTTATTTCACTCATATCGTCGATTTGTTTTGTGCATTCTAGTTTTAACCCTCTGTTTTTTATTTCGCTCTCAGACCACCAAATATATTCAAAATCGGGATGTTTATCTTTCCATGTATCCATGAATTTACTAGGTCTAGGTTTGGGTCCAATCCATAATTGGTGAATTATCTTGGGAATTGTTGTTGCTGTTGTTGTTGTTATTGTTTTTGTTGTAGCCATAATATATTTATCATGTTTATATTTAAATATATAATGCGTAAATATATAATTGTGTATAATGAAAATAGTTAGATTAGGTATGACGGAAGGTGGCTTATTATTATTAACATTTGTATCTAGATATTGTAATCCCGATACGGAAATAAAACAGCACATATCTAGATACATTATGAATTTAATGAATTGGTTATATAGCACATCTGGATATTATGATAAAAATGTAAAAGGCACACGCTTTAATTTTGATGCTACTGCTTTAAATAAAAACTTTTTTAATTTTATAAATCATTTGGAATTAGCTGTAACTAATTGTGAAAAAACACAATTCATTTTTCATCATGGATTTATTATGAATTTATTTCATAAATATAAGTCATCATTTATAGCTCATTATAACATAAATAATTTAATATTATTAAATGAAACTAAATTTTCAGATAGAATAGATAATATTTTTAGCTATATGTCAAGTAAAAAAGTATTAGTTATTTCTTCTTTTGATGGGTTGATTAAAAATCAATATGATTCAGGTAATGTTTTTAAAATATATGAGAATTTTCCAAATATTATAAATTTGAATGTTATTAAATTCCCGTATTGTTTTTTAAATAATGGTCCTCATAATAATTATTTTGAAACACTCGATAGTATATTTGAACAAATAAAAGGCGTAGATTTTGATATAGCTCTATTAGGGTGTGGCTCATACGGACATATGTTATGTCATAAAATACACACAGAATTAAATAAAGATGCCATATATGTTGGTGGAACTATTACGAATTTATTCGGAATATTATCTACTAGAGAAAAAAATCATAGTAAAATTGAAACTAATGAGTTTTGGATTACTGAAATTCCAGATGAATATAAGCCCGATAATTATAAATTAATTGAGGATGGTTGTTATTGGTAAAATAAAACCATATACATCTGTAAAACCATATTAAACCTGTAAAACCATATAAAAAAATATTATTATATTTTGTATAACAATATTATGATCCAACAATTTTCAGATATTTTGCATATATTTTATATTAATTTGGAATCTAGGCCAGACAGAAATCAGCATGTCATGGATGAATTAACCCGAATAGGACTTCACCAAAAAGCAGTAAGATTTAATGCTATTAAATTGGCCAATGGACAGAAAAATAGTGGCGCTCTAGGTTGTAGTATGAGTCATTTAAAATGTCTAGAAATCGCAAAGTCGAATAACTGGCCTCATGTATTAATTTGTGAGGATGACATTATGTTTTCAGATCCCTCGTTGTTTATTAGTCAAATGAACAAATTTTTCAACAAAAATATGTCATGGGATGTATTACTATTGGCTGGAAATAATATGCTGCCGTATAGTGCTGTTGACAATACTTGTATTCAGGTAGGACATTGTTTAACGACTACGGGATATATAGTTCAAAATCATTATTTTGATACACTTATCAAAAACTATAAAGAGGGAATAGTTCAACTGATGAAAAATCCGGAAGATAAAAAAACGTATGCGATTGATAAGTATTGGATTCGTCTTCAACAAGAGGATAATTGGTTTTTAATTATTCCTTTGTCGGTTATTCAGAGAGAAGATTATAGTGATATTGAAGGCAAAGTCACTAATTTTCAAAAAAATATGTTAAATTATAACAAGGCTTATAAGTAAACTTTTGCTTGGTTCAATGTTTGGTCCATATATAAATATTTTCTGTGTAATCGTTCTTGCTTGATTTTTTCAAAAGAATAGTGTCCATCGCTTCTCCAAATAAAGGCTTCAAATTGCGTTGATATATTTTATCATTTATATTGATAGCATAAGTGCCGCCTATTGTCAAATTATCCCACGATTTTGTAAATATCTCATTATAAAATGCCGACCATTCATCCGACGACTTTTTAACACTATGTTTATATATTTCGATATTCTCATAAGGCGGGGATGTCATTACCATATCATATTTATTCAATATGTTATAATCGATCGTCAGTGCGTCTTGAAAAAAAAGTGTGGTTTTTGAATTGCTTTTACTGCCGAAATCGTCCAATAGTCTCTCATAATTCGGTTTCAAATCCACATTTAAATCGATTCCAATATAATTTATATCTAATAATAGTGCTGCGGTTAGACGTCCACCAAATCCGCAAAACGGATCTAAAATAGTGTGCGGTTTATATTTATGATATAGTTTCAGTGCGTTTGTAATTTTGAAAGCGTTGATTCGTCCAAAACAAAGACCATAACAATAATAATATTTGCTTATTTGATTCGCATAGGTGGTCTTAGTCGGGGAATTATATCTATTGTTTTTTTCACAAAAAGTGAGAAGTGTTTGGATATATGTTTTCGTTTTATAATATTCTATATTTTCCAAAAAATCGTAGAAATTGATTCCTTTATTACCTATAGTTTCTAAACGATTTTGAAAAAAATAATAATCAATGAAATCGCATCCTAATTTATTTCTGCCGTTTAAGTTTTCTAATTCCTCGGATGATATATTTTTTAATTTGGACCATTCTTTTTGAACTTTGAATAATGAAATATCTTTTAATATTGTGGATATTTCATTCTTTGACATATCATGTAGAGAGAAAAAGGTTTTAAATTATTCTATATCGTAAATATATATTATCGAACACCGCCTAACCCAATCGAGGCACTTGTTGTGGCTCTAGGTTTCACTTGTCTATGCTGTGCGTATTCTTGAGAATAAACATTTATATGTCTGTCTACTTGTTGTGCTCTTTGCTGTTGATATTGTTGCTGCTGTTTTGGCTGCTGCTGTTGATATTGTTGTTGTTGTTTTGGCTGCTGTTGTTGTTGTTTTGGCTGCTGTTGTTGTTGATATTGTTGCTGTAATCCTCTTTTTTTTGCCATCTCAATCTTTTCCAATTCTGTTGGAATGTGTGGAATATTTGTCCAAACATGCTGTTGTTGTTGTTGACCTACATTAACAAATTTCGCATTTTGATCAGGATGTGATATTTTTCTAGCAGGTTCTCTCAAATCATATTCATGATATTGGTCCTTTTCATATCTTACTAAAGTCATAAATGTGGCTACATTTATATAATGTATATGAGGGTCTTCAGTAACATACACATTATCATCCGGACAGGATGACTTGTCTTCTATCAAATAACTTAAATTTGTAATAGTTCTTATTCCATCTTGACCGATATCTTGTCTTAATCGTTGTGTGTCTCTACTAGAAACTAGTCTGGAAACACCATCGAATAATTGAAGTATTTCAGGGCTACCAATAGGATAAAATACACTTCTATCTATAGCTAGGTTGCTCACAACACATCGTTTTTGGAGTGAGGCGTCTTCCATTCCCCATCCCCAAAAATTAGGATATCCATTTGTTTTTTCAAAATCAGAGCCGGTTATAACAACTATTCCTCCTAAAGATGTTTCGAATCCGTAATAATGTTTGACTATTCCTGGCTCCGTTTTATAATCAAAAATTCTGTGAAACGGCAATGTGTCTACATCATTGAAAATAAAAATAATGTTTTGATAATCATCTGGATATTTTTCTTTCATTGCGAGAAATCCTATATTTTTTGCTGCGCCTCTATTAAAAGGTCTAGAATCGGTTTGATGAACGAAATATATTTCATAATCGGTTTCACCTTCTAATATAAATTTCATTTGATTACAAAAAAAGAATTTATGATGAACACGATTTCTATATGGAACTATGAAAACACGTTTTGGGATGGTTATATCAGACATTATATTTTTTTATATTATTTTTTTTTATATTATTTTACTAATCCACTAATTTACACAAATTCACCAATTCACAAATTCGCAGAATATTTCTTTAAAATAACCGCTGGAATTAAATCATCCTTCATCTTTTCTATTTTTTTAAAACATTTGTTGATTGTCACCTCACTTATTTCACTGACATTTTTAACATCTCTTTTACTTACATTTAACCGGCATATTTGAGCAATGAAATATATAATACCTGCTGCTATTGAATGCGGTGTATTTTCTGGCATTAAATCCGTTTTTTCTATTTTCATAGCAATAAATTGACACAATTTTGTCAATTCGCTATTTATGTTCAATTTACTACAATATCGTTCAATAAAAGCATCAGGTGTTGTCTTAAAAAAGGCTGTTTTATCTGTATTAATCATATTTTTTTCCAAACTATTTATGATTACCATTGCGTTTTTACACCCTTTTGTAGCACTGGTCACATCTAAATTAAATATAGTAGCTATTTCTTTGGCGGTTCTTGGATAATTATTTATTTTACATGAAATATAAATGGATGCGGCTAATATACCATCTCTATTATCACCTCGAAATGAGAAGTCGAATTCTGAAATCTTTTTATGATAGCGAACCGCATCGTCTATAATTAATTTGGGTATTCCTGCGTTTTGTGACATGAGTGTGATTCTTTGGAACTCGTCATATTGCGATTTTTCTTTATACGGCATTGCTTGCCACTCTGTATATCTTTTGATTTTTCTCATTTCATAAGAGGTTGAACCTATACACAATACTTTACAACCAAATGACGATTCTTCTAATAGTGGATTGATTGGCATACCACATCGTGTAGGATCGCTATTTTGATTATCATCGGCTCCATAATAACGCCATTCTGCTGATTGGTCTACTATGTCTTTATATATAATTCCACATTTAGTATTTGTACATGTAAGAAACCCTTCGTCTGAAAATGCTAAAGAAGAATGACATTGGTCGCATTTTTCTCTATTACCACATGCTCTATATACACATTCTAGGGGGGGCGCTATTCCAGATTGATTACCTATTTCTGAATCAAAAACACTCCATAATTCCGCTTTTGAATTATTTGGTTTGTCTCTCCGCTTTTTACTTAATTCTTTGTGTTGTTTGTGCTCATCTTTTTTGTGCTCATCTTTTTTGTGCTCATCTTTTTTGTGCTCATCTTTTTTGTGCTCATCTTTTTTTTGCTCATCTTTTTTGTGCTCATCTTTTTTATGTTCTTTATTCATTATTATATTATGTTTTTCATATAAATTATATATTTTTAATTCAATTTTATTTTATATGTTTAAGTTATATGGGTAATAGTATATCAAAAAATACAACAACAACAATAGAAGAAGAGGATCCTAAAGATTTGCCTTTGGGTGAAACATTGGATTATATTGCTACACATTATATTCTAACCATGGATTTCCAAAGTATGAAGAATATGTATAAAAAAGATTATTGTGAAAAATTAGTTATTCTTACTGGTGACATTATTAATAAATATTTTAATGATTTAGAAGTAGGACGGATGGCTCAAAGAATAGAAAATGGTGCTACTACTGCTTCTGGTTCTCAACCAGAAAAAGTAATCTTTTTTAAGAAAACAGATATAGAGCATTTGAATATACCTGATTTCCATAAAAAACAAATGGTTTGTAATAAAATTGCTAAATTTTATATTAAAATAGCCCATTTATTTTCAGCAATAGTTACTACCATTAATCCTGAATATGTTTACAAGGATATGTTTGGAAAAACTATTAAAAAAGGTTTATATGAGAAAGATAATATACCTAAATGGGCTAAAGTGGAAGTGTTGAAATTGAATCTATGTGATAATAGGATTAATGCTTTGGAAGGGAAGAATATGGAAAAGATTATTGAAGGTGAATTATCTACGCCTGGATTAACTTGGGGTGGAGGAAACGAGTATAGCTCATCATCGTCAGATAGTTCATCATCGTCGGATAGCTCATCATCCTCGGATAGCTCATCATCGGATACAACAGAAGAACAAGAGCAAAAGCAACAAGAGCAACAAGAGCAAAAGCAACAACAAGAGCAAAAGCAACAACAAGAGCAAAAGCAACAACAAGAGCAAAAGCAACAAGAGCCAGAGCAAAAGCAACAACAGCAACAACAGCAACAAAAGCAACAAGAGCAAGAGAAACAAGAAAAACCTGCCGGTGACCCTGCTGAACCTGATGAACCCACCGACCCGAATAAAGATGTGGTTATTAAAATACAACCCAATATATGTTCAGTTAACATAAAAGAAAATGGACGTCTTAAAACATTAGAGGATGAACCTGGAATACCCGAATTGATGGAATTATATTATGACGACGAATATGATTATAATACAGGTAAAATGACTGGAATGTCTGAACCGACTAAAATCCAATTCCAAAGTGATTTGAAACGATTTTATAATGAATTTACTGGTAACGATGAAATGCCAGATAATATCACTAAATTCAGTGATATTAAATTGAAAGATTATAGTAAAAAAGCTATTTGTTTAGCTAAAAATAAGGGGGTTGAGGTGTCATATAGCGATAAGTTATTTGTAGATTATGCTGCGAATTTGAAACAAATGATTAAATCAGTAAATAAAAAACAGCAACAATTATTGGCTCAAATAAATAAAATATTTGTTTATACCCAATCAGGCTTGATTAAAATAAATCCTGAATTGACCGAGCAATCATTACAAAAAGTAGTGGACGAAACTCGAAATATTATTATTGATTTATACTTGAAATGTGAGGCGGATTTTGTAGAAGGTGTTAAATTATATGAGGCGATGGTTGAATCGTTGATATTTAAATCTACTAAAAATCAAATCGAAAGTTTACAACGCGCTTCTGAAATGCTGTATTCTACGGCTTAAATCATGTTTTTATTTTGATTATGTTTTTGTTTTTGTTTTATTTTGTTTATATTATTGCTAAAATAATATAAAAAATATGACTCTAAACTACTCTAAATAATTTAGTGTTGGGAACGGGTGCGTTGTGCCATTCGCTGTAATGTGCGGGCGCGTTGTTGGGTGCGTGCGGCCATACGTTGTTGGGAACGGGCGCGTTGTTGTGTGCGTGCGGCCATTCTTTGGAGGGAACGTGCTCGGTGCATTTTTCTGCTTGCTGATCGGCCTCGGGCTCTTCTTGCTGCTCTGCTTCTTGCTGACATTTATATATATACCTAACAAAAAAATTTTTTGTAATTTAAATTGCCTTAATCTTTCTTATAGTTAAAATTATTTAATTTTAAATATATTTCTAAAATTTTTATTTGTTCTATTTGTTCTATTTGTTCTATTTACTTTCTCTAAATATTTACCATACAGTATTTGTCGCAGGCGTAGATTCCCAATACATTCTATCTCCTTTTTTAATATTATAAACACTCCTAAATAATTGTAAACGCGATAATGGAACATTACATCTATATTTGTCTAAAGGATGAGGATTCGTTTTTAATTGTGCGGACAACGCTTGTCTATAAATATGTTGTCTTTCTTGAATAGCATAATATACGAAAAATGCTTGAAATGATAATGAACGAATAGGAACTATATCCGCATTTTTATCTTGAAAATCTCTTAAATATTCTTCACAAATCGCTAAACCAGAAATATCTGCTAAATCTTCGCCGACTCCGATTGAAGCGTCGAATACTATACCATCATATGCCGCAAAAGCTTCATATTGCTTAACTATATTATTAATAATTTGCTGGTATTTCTTCTTATCTTCTGGTGTCCACCAATTATACAAGTTTCCCTTATAATCATATTGACTTCCTAAATCATCCAACGAATGACTCATTTCATGTCCTAAAGTAAACCCCAGATGCGCTAAATTATATTCTATTCCGCGTTCATCCATATCAATAAATGGTTTTTGTAAATACGCAAGTGGTATGTAGATGGAATTTGAGGTGGGTGTGTAAAACGCGTTCACTATGTAGGCTTGTTGACCAACTAATTTAAATGATTGCCAATCTACATAAGGTATATCAATTACCTCATCACCTGTTAATGATATGTATTTATTCGCACGCCAATAAGAAATCTTCATTATATTTCCCCATGCATCGTCCGATTGATAATCTAGTAACGGGTCTTCTCTCAGAACCTTGGGATATCCAATATCTAAACGCAAATGTTGTAATTTTAATAATGCGTATTTTTTAGTCTTTGGACTTAACCAAGAATTTCTTCCAATAATTCGTTCAAATACTTTTATTAAGTCGTGTCCCATATTTTCGACATATTTAATGATTGTTTCATTTAAATTACGCTTTACATATTCGTTTGTTAAAAACGTGTTGAATGCTATTGTGAGTCCAAAAATAGGATATAAATGCTGCGGGAACATTTCTTTTTGCCCCGCAATCGTTTTTCCGAAAAAATCGTAATAAATATGACGAGTTGAACTGCCGAATCGTGCCATTTGTTTTAGATAAAGGAAGTTCCAATAGGCTTGCCATCTAGGTGTTTTCCAATTGTCTTTTAATAGGGCGCAAATACACTTCAGATAATTTAAACTATCACATATGAAAAAATCGGGGACTTTTTTATAGCCGAGCAATTTTGAAAATAGGGGCCAATCGAATCCGTATTTTTCCATTGATTCGTCTGCTTTTACAACATTATAATAATTCAATGAATCGTTGGCTATACTATTACAATCCATAGCTTGTAATATTTCGCGTTCAACTTCATATATATCGTGAGCATTGTATCCGTGATTTTTTCCATAGAACGCATCAAATGTTTTGTTGATATATTTAAAATAGTCTCTCTTTATTTTATTTTTATAACGCAAAAAATCTTTAGTCTGTCCAGCATCCTCATAATAAAGACTATAATCATATAATAATAATTGTGGTAATGTAATATTATCGATGAATTTGCCGGAGTTTTTTTCGTCGGGAATGACTTTCCAATAGATGGGGCAGCCCCAGCAAACAATCTCGTTCATATTAATATGTGCTAATAGACCCATTAAATCGTTGCCATCTATAAATTGGTTTATAATTGAACGCACGTTAGCCACATGGCCTTTTAATGTAGTCATATTCAAGTTCAAAAAAGAATGATATACGTTACTTATTTCGGTTGCTTTCTTAGATTTTTCGTCTTTTATATATTGTTTTACTATATCAATTAATTGTCTAAAGACATCGTCTTGTTTTAATCTAAAATCGTCGATTTGAGAGAAATATTTTTTATCTATCGATAAATTTTTTGCGCTTTTTTTGGTATCTTGAAGCCATCTGTAATTGATATATGTATAATAATCATCTTGCGCTGTAATTTTGGACGGAGTAAATGGGATTTTAAATAATTTTACTAAATCTGCTTCTATGTTTGTTTTATGCCTTTTTTGTTTATATACTTGCGATCTTTCATAAGCATCTTCAAAACTAGAAAATGCCATTTTCCGTGGTTCATTAGAACAAACAATATCGGTTGTTGTTTTTCTACGTTTTATTGATTTTGTTTTTTTTGATTTTTTTGATTTGTTTGTTTTTTTTGATCTGGTTCTATTTGTTTTTGTTGCCATTATATTATATCATTATATTTTACATTTTTTTGTTGATTTTTTGTTGGGGTTTGTTTTCGGCGCTTTCGGCGTTATCATTGTTATCATGTGTTATCATTTTACACCCATGGTCTAAATATTTTTATATGTTTATAAAATTTATAATGATATATGATAACGAAAAATGATGGATATGATTATGGCGCTTTTTGGCGCTTTTGGCGTTATCATTTTTATTGATAAGGAAAAAGCGCCGGCCTTCAACTTTCGCAAAAAATCTCCAAAAAAACGAAAAATAAAAACACGAAAAAAATTATGCTCACAAAAAATAATTTCGTTCAAAATTTATGGTCTTCCTTATTTTTTTTCTTTTTTTCGTAAAGTACTTTGGAAAAGTTAGAAGCTACAAATATTTTGTGTTTTTTAGTCCGACGGATCAACTTTATGAAAAAACCGGTTTTTTAATATAATAAATGGGAAAAGGAACTTAAAGAACTTTGTTAGGTTTTGGTAAATTTTTATCGCCATAAATATTATCTAATCATATACTATAATGGCTTATCATATTACTGCGTATACTTATAAAAAGGCTAAGAAATTGGGTTTATCTGTGAAACCATCCACAAATAAAACGAAGAAAATTGATGTATTCAAGAAGAATAAGAAAATAGCAAGTGTAGGCGCATATGGGATGAATGATTACCCTACATATATGAAGCTAGGTGGAATCAAATTTGCTAAAACTAGAAGGCGGCTTTATAGAATTCGCCATGAAAAAGATAGGAGAAAGAAATGGACGCGTGGATGGCTTGCCGATCAACTCTTATGGTGAAATTTCTGTTTATTTTGGCTTTTGTTTTATTTGATGAGAGAGAAAAAGTATTCTAATTGAAAGAATCTTCTAATTTTATTAGCAATTCGTCGTCATATACCAAATTTCCTTGTGGTTTATATGAGTTAATAGGTGTGAATTTCTTTTGTTCTTGATTCGATGAATTGCTTTTTGTATTATCTTTTATTTTAAACATCATTTCATTCAAATTTTTGGGATTATTATTTCTTTGTTCTCCCGAATCCTCATCGTCTTGGGATATTTTATTTCCATATTCGTCTACTACTAGACCTGTCTTCTTTTTTAACTCGGTTCTCACATAAGATGGAACCCAATGTGACCACGCAATGAGTAGCAAATTGGGATGCATATATTTTACGTTGAACCCGTTTTCTTTTAATTTATCTATTAAATACGCAATACATAAGCCGTTGTCGTATTTTGGAACACCTATTATCACTTCTGGAACGATGAACCAACAATATTGTTCGTCGATTTTTTGTCTTGCGGTTGTTTTTATTCTTACATGGATCCTATTGAGAATTTTGTTGTATAAGGCTAATTTACTTAAATCATATTGTTTTTTCTTTTCATACAGATCATCTATATTGAGTTTTTCACTGAAATCTGTTACATTTTCTAATGTAAATATATTTGCCATTTTTATAACTATTATAGAAAATAAATAATAGTTATAACCGATTTATTATTATTATGCGTCTTCTAGAATAATTTTTTCAGTATCTAATTTTTGAGTCTCGTCATCTATACTCAAAAATGAATCGCTTTCTACTGCTAAATTGACTTGTGGTTCTATTGTTGGAATATTTTTGTAAACTATATCTGTAGTGGTTATGGTTATTTTTTTGTAATAAATTATACCAGCTATTAATCCTACTATACATGACATTACAATTATTACTGCTATATTTCCAGGTGATAAATCTTTATTAGATGATGTTTTTACTGCTGCTATAGTAGATGGGCTAGGACTGGGATTTAATGTAGGGGGCATAATTACTATTACTATTAAATTTGATGCTGTTGCGCCCACTACTACTGCGGATGCTACTGGCCCAGTAACCCCTAATGTATTACATGCTGATACTAAATTGGACGCTAATAAACCATTTGATGATGCTATTGCTAAATTATTTGATGCTGTTGTAAAAAAAGCGGCAGGATTCGCTGTTGCGACTGAAATAGATAATGTGCTTGATGCCGAATAGGATGTTTGTAATAGTTTTGCTATATGGTCAGTAAATGCGGTGCCTAAGTAATTACAATCATTGCTATCTATTTCCAGTGTAGTTGTGGTTGCGGAACAAATTGCTTTTTTAGTTTGTGAGTCATATGGTGCGTCGCTAGAAACGATAATAACAAATTCGGTGGTGAATGACGCGATAGGTAATGATTGAAAGATGGGAGTTGGTGTTGTATTTTCTATTGCTGTTGATGTTGGTTCGTTTGTCTGTGAATGAGATTGTGATGGTGCTAGTGATGGTGCTAGTGATGGTGCTAGTGATGGTGCTAGTGATGGTGCTAGTGATGGTGCTAGTGATGGTGCTAGTGATG